GGACCTGCAGAAAAATTTTTAGTACGGTTACGACAGGGTATTGCCAAAAGTAAAGGTCAAATTGGTTTAACATTACCTAGAATGTCTTTTGAGTTTACAGCAATTACTTATGATCCTGGCAGAAAACAACAATCAACTAAACGATTTAAAAAAGTAAAAACTTCAGATGTTACTAAACAAACATCTGTATATAATCCAGTACCATATAATTTTGATTTTACTTTAAGTGTTATGGTCAAAAATTCTGATGACGGATCTCAAATACTTGAACAGATATTACCATATTTTACACCAGAGTATCAAGTTACAATGAATGAAATGAGTACAATGGGAATAAAAAGAGATATACCAATTATATTTACGGGACTATCTACAGAAGATAGTTATGAAGGAGATTTTCTTACTCGCCGTGCAATTATACATACTTTAACTTTTACGGTTCAAGGTTATATGTATGGACCTGTAGGAGATATAGGAATTATTCGTACTGTAATTGTTGATAGTAGTTTAGATGCATCTCCTGAACTTGGTCAAACAAAAGGAGCTCACGAAACACGAATGACAAAAACTCCTAAAGCTAATACAGATATTAATGAAGATGGAAGTATTAATACAGCTGATGATGCTCTTGTTACACCAGACCATGATTATGGGTTTAATGAAACATATACTGATATGGGATAAGAATGAAGAAAAAAACTGTTGAAAAATTAAATAAATTTTTAGATATTAATTCTGATTTGATTCCAATGCCTAAAAATGGTAAAGTAGAAATATCACCAACCGTTGATGTTAGTACTGTTGATCTAACGACTGATTATAATTATTCAAGAGATCAATACCATAATTTAATTGGAAAGGGTAATGAAGCACTTGAAGAATTATTAGAAATTGCAAAAGAATCAGAATCACCAAGAGCATTTGAAGTTACGGCACAATTATTAAGAACAATTTCAGATACTACAAAAGAATTGTTGCAATTACAAAAAACAAAAAAAGAAGTGGCAAGAGAAAACAAGGATCCACATACAGTAAATAATTCTTTATTTATTGGTAGTACGAAAGAACTTCAAGAATTATTGAATAAGAAAAATGCCGACAGCTAAAAATTATTTAGGAAATAGTTTACTTAAAGCTGCTGGAGTTGCACATAATTTTACAAAAAAAGAAATTTCAGAATATCTTAAATGTAAAGAAGATATTGTTTATTTTCTTAAAACTTATGTAAAAATTGTTCATGTTGATAAAGGATTAATACCCTTCAATCTTTATCCATTTCAAGAACAACTTATTCGACATCTTGAAAGTAATAGATTTAGTATTATTAAATCTGCACGACAGTCTGGTAAATCAGTAACAAGTCTAGGTTATCTTTTACACTATATTCTTTTCAATCAATCAAAGATTGTAGGTATTCTTGCTAATAAAGCTGCAACGGCAAGAGAACTATTAAATCGTATTCAAGTTGCATATCAGTACCTTCCAAAATTTTTACAGCAGGGTATATTAGAATGGAATAAAGGAAGTTTAGAATTGGAAAATGGTTCTAAAATTCTTGCATCTTCTACATCTTCTTCAGCTATTCGTGGTTTTAGTTTTTCAGCTGTACTGTTAGATGAGTTTGCATTTGTTCAGAGAAATATTGCGGATGAATTTATTAGATCAGTTTATCCTACAATTTCTTCTGGTGTAGATACAAAAATTATCATGGTGTCAACACCAAATGGTTTTAATATGTTTTATAAATTTTGGAATGATGCAGAAAATAGTACTAATGAATTTAAACCATTTAAAATTCATTGGTCATCAGTTCCGGATAGAGATGAAAATTGGAAAAATGAAATTGTTAATAATGTAGGTGCTGATACTTTTAGGCAAGAGTATGATGCTGAATTTTTGGGATCAACTAACACACTTATTTCGTATGAAAAATTACAAGAACTTTCATATAATAAACCTGTATTTTCCAGAGATACTTTAGATGTTTATGAGGAACCTATTCCTAAATGCTCATATGTAATATGTGTAGATGTAGCAAGGGGCCAGGGTTTAGATTTTTCTGCCTTTACAGTAATTGATGTTACACAAATACCGTATAAAGTTGTAGCTAAATTTAGGAATAATCATATTGCCCCGCTTGTCTTTCCCAATATTATAAATAATATAGGTAAGAAGTATAATAATGCTTATATTCTTGTTGAAGTGAATGATATCGGATCTCAAGTATCTGATGTTTTACACCATGATTTAGAGTATGAAAATTTGATTTCAACGGCATGGTATGGGCGACATGGTCAACAAGTATCTGGTGGTGTTAAGAAAGATTCTCAATTTGGTGTACGAACAACCAATCAAGTTAAAAAAATAGGTTGTTCCAATTTAAAAGCACTTATTGAGGATGACAAAATTATTATACCAGATTTTGATATTATTACTGAATTGACAACCTTTGTTCAGTCAAAAGATTCGTTTGCAGCTGAAGAAGGTGCTAATGATGATTTAGTTATTACATTAGTTTTATTTGCATGGTTAATAGATCAACAATATTTTAAAGATATGACGAATCAAAATATACGAGAAACTTTATATAAAAATCAATTACAACATATAGAAGATATGACAATACCGTTTGGGATAATTGATAATGGGTTGAATGAAACAGAATACATAAAAGATTCTGAAGGTACAACATGGACTGTAGTAAAATAATAGAGAATTACCTATATCAATATTAGAAATGTAAAACAGGAGAAACCAAATGCCATTTCAAGTGTCACCAGGAATTAATACTTCCGAAATAGACTTAACGACAGTTGTACCTAATGTTTCTACAAGCATTGGTGCTATAGCTGGTGGATTCCAATGGGGTCCGGTTTTGGAAAGAACATCCATAACCACAGAAAACGATTTAGTAAATACTTTTGGAAAACCAGATAGTTATACATATCAATCTCATATGGTTGCTGCAAACTATCTTGCTTATTCAAATAATCTTATTGTTACACGAGCAGTTGGTGCAGCAGCAATGAACTCTCATGTTGGGGATGATGATGTTGGTGGAGCAGCAACACAAGTATTAAATTCAACCGACTGGGATACCGAAACAATGGGTACACGTTTGTTCATAGGAAAATATCCTGGCTCATTGGGTAATAGTTTAAAAGCTTTGGCCATTGATTCAGTTGGTTGGGCTGATGCAGTTGCATTGGCAGTAGGAGCTCGATCAGCAGATCAAACATTATTTATGGACAATTTTGATTCAGCACCTGGTACATCAACATCCATGGCAAATGCAAATGGTGGTTTAACTACTGGTTTGGATGAGATGCACATTCTAGTTGTTGATGAAGATGGATTGTGGTCAAACACACCCGGCGAAGTATTAGAAAAATTTGCTTTTGTAAGTAAAGCATTGGATGCAAAGAAAATTGATGGTTCAAGTAATTATGTTTCAACTGTTTTGCGTAATGAATCAAAATATATTTGGGCAGGACTTCCAGCACAGTTTTCAACTTTATCAGTCGATACTGGTGGAAGTTATGTTGATGCAGGAAGTGTCATGGCAGGTAGTCTTTTTAAACGATTAAATCATGCAACAGTTGGTAAACGAATTATTGGTGGTTCTTTAACACTTGGTGTTTCAGATAATGTTTATGGTGCTGGTAATTTAACAAGTGGATTGTTACGAGCAGCAATAGATTTATTTGCAGAACCAGAAGTTGTAGACATTACACTTTGGTTAGGTGGAATGGCTGATACTGCTGATGGACAATACATTAAAGGAAAAGCAGAAGCACGAAAAGATTGTGTTGCATTTGTATCTCCTAATTCTGCATCTGTTGTTAATGCTGGAACTGGACAAGTAGCTGCACTTAAAGCAGATAGTACAACTCTTGGTTCTTCTAGTTATGCTGTAATGGATGGAGCATGGAAATATCAGTATGATCGTTATAATGATGTTTTCCGTTATGTTCCAATGAACGGAGATATTGCTGGTCTTTGTGCAAGAACAGATTTCACGAATGATGCATGGTGGTCACCTGCTGGTATGAATCGTGGAACGATTAAGAATATTGTTAAACTTTCTTGGGAGCCAACAAAGGCAGACCGAGATGAAATGTATAAAAATAATATTAACCCAATAATTACCATGACAGGTGCGGGAGTTCTTTTATGGGGTGATAAGACAATGCAGACAGTTCCGAGTGCATTTGATCGAATTAATGTACGAAGATTGTTTATTGTTTTGGAGAAAGCAATTTCTATTGCTGCAAAGGCTATGTTATTTGAGTTTAATGATGAATTTACAAGAGCTCAATTTGTTAATTTGGTTGAACCCTTCTTGAGAGAAGTCCAAGGACGCCGTGGTATTACGGATTTTAAAGTAGTATGTGACGGTTCAAATAATACTGGACAGGTTATTGATACGAATAATTTTGTTGGTGATATTTATATCAAACCATCACGTTCTATCAATTATATTCAGTTGAACTTTATTGCCGCTCGTTCTGATGTTTCTTTTTCAGAAATCGGTGGTTAATCGTATAAATACTATTAAAACTTAAAGGAGTTTAAAAATGGCAACAATTTCTGATTTCAAAAATAACTTTAGGGGTGGCGTTCGACCGAATCTGTTTCAATGTTCTATTACTGCACCAGTATTTGGGCAGATGAATTTACAGTTTTTGGGAAAAGCTACTCATATCCCTGCTTCATCAATTGCTAAACTTGAAATACCATTTCGAGGTCGTAACTTGGCAATCCCTGGCGATAGAACATTTAATGATTGGACAGTAACAATCTTAAATGATCCGGATTGGCAAAATCGAACAGCGATGGAAGAATGGATGAATCAAATTTCTAATCATTCACAAAATACGAGTTCTTTACCTGCAGCTAATGTATATGGACAAGCTACTGTACAGCAACTCGGACGAAGTGGAAACACAATTAGAACATATCGTTTACAAGATATTCTTCCTACTGAAGTTGCACAGATTGATTTGACAATGGATTCTGGTGGAACACCTGAAGAATATGCAGTAACATTTGCAGTCAATAATTGGGTTGTTGATGGTGCTGGTATGGATGGTTCATCTACTGGTGGTGTTGATGTTTCAATCAGTGGTTCTATCAATCTTGGTGGAGTAACAATTGGTGGTAGTGCTAATTTCTAATTTTGAAAAGGGGGAGATTAATCTCCCCCTTCATCTTTAATATAACGGAGTAAATTCTATGGCATTTGAATTATTTGGTTTTGAGATACAGTCTAAAAAAAACAAAAAGGCAAAAACATTTGTTACGCCTGAAAATCTTGATGGTGCTCAAACAGTTGTTGAAGGTGGTGGTATTCATGGTCACTATCTTAATTTAGATATTGATGCAAAAGATGAAAATGTTTTGGTACAGAAATATCGTGAAATGGTTATGACACAAGAATGTGATGCAGCAGTTGACGACATAGTAAATGAAGCTGTAATACATGAAGATGGTAAACCTGCTATTGCTATTAATTTAGAAAATATAGATCAGGGTAGTGCAATTAAAGAAAAGATTACATCCGAGTTTAAAACAATTTGTAAACTCTTGGACTTTAATGAAACAGGTCACGATCTTTTTAAAAAATGGTATGTAGATGCAAGAGTGTATCATCATATTGTTGTTGACGAAACTAAAGTAAAAGAAGGTATTAAAGAACTAATTCCTATTGATGCATTAAATATCAAAAAGGTTCGAGAGGTAACAAAACATAAAGATGAAACTACTGGTGTTGATATAGTTGAAAATGTTGAGGAATATTTTGTTTATACACCAGAAACAACTGGTTCAAATGCATTTGCACAAACAATAATTCCTTCACAGCAAAATGCTGTTAAGGTATCACCAGATGCAATTTGTTATTTGCACTCTGGTTTAATTGAAAGTCAAAAACAGATTGTAATTGGTTATTTGTATAAAGCAATTAAACCGTTTAATCAATTACGAATGATCGAAGATGCACTTGTTATCTATAGATTAGCGAGAGCACCAGAACGAAGAATATTTTATATTGATGTTGGTAATCTTCCAAAGTTGAAAGCAGAACAGTATTTACGTTCTGTAATGGATAGATATAAACAAAAAATTGTATATAATGCACAGACGGGTGAAGTAGAAGATCAGACTAAACAGATGTCAATGTTGGAAGATTTCTGGTTACCCAGGAGAGAAGGTGGTCGTGGTACTGAAATTAGTACATTACCTTCTGGTCAAAATCTTGGAGAGATTGAGGACATAGAATATTTTAGGAAGAAACTCTATCAGTCTTTGAATGTTCCTATTTCAAGAATTGAAGGAACTGAACAAACAGCATTTAATCTTGGTAGGGCAACAGAAATTACAAGAGATGAATTAAAATTTTCAAAGTTTGTAGCTAAGTTACGACATAGATTTTCTCATCTTTTTACATCTTTGTTAAAGATACAATTAATTCTTAAAGGAATTATTAAAGAAGAAGATTGGTTTGATATTAAAGATAATCTTACATATGTGTGGACAAGAGATTCTCATTTTTCTGAATTAAAAAATAATGAGATCATGCGAGAGAGATTTGAGTTACTATCAACAATGGATGAATATATTGGTAAATATGTTTCTGATAAATGGGTAAGAACAAATGTATTACACCAGACTCCTGATGAACAAGCTCAGATAGATATGGATATTAAAAAGAGTGGTGGTGATCCAGATGATTTTACAATTAATCCTGATTTAATTAATCCTTGACCATGAAATCAAGTTTTATAAAAAAGTATAGACAAAATATAAGTCAAAATTCAGAAAATATTATTGAAGCTATTAAATATTCTTTTGAGTTGACTGATATATATGGTATTGTAAAAATTAATACAGCAATATCAGAAGCAGCAGTTAAGTTTGATCTCAATGAAGATTATTTACGAGATATGATAAATAATGATTCTTTTATTACAAAAAATATAGAAGATTTAACGAAAGGAAAATGATATGAGTGATATAAAAAATGTTCTTGTAAAAAATATTATAGATAAAAGATATACAAGAGCAAGCAATGATTTGGGTGCAATTTTAAAAGATAAAGCATATGGTGCTATTGATAGATTTAAAGATGCATTTAAATTAAATATACCCGAACCGGGGGAACCCGAATCAATTTCTGTAACACCAGAAACCGTAGATCAAAAGGGAGAGGAATGATGAAGTTAATAACAGAACATACTAATGAGATAGAATATATTGTTGAAGGAAATGGTAAGGAACAATATATACAAGGTATCTTTATGCAATCTGATATTAAAAATCAGAATGGTAGAGTATATCCCTTTTCTGTTCTAAAAAAAGAAGTTAAAAAATTCAACAAAAATTATGTTAAAGAAGGTCGAGCTCTTGGTGAGCTTGGTCATCCTATGGGTCCTGTTATTAATTTAGATAGAGTTTCTCATGTTATTAAAGAACTTTATGAAGATGGTAAGAATTTTATTGGTAAAGCAAAAGTAATGGACACACCAAACGGTAAGATCGTTAAGAATTTTATTAGTGAGGGTGTCAAACTTGGTGTATCTTCCAGAGGAATGGGAAGTATTAAAACAAATAAAAGTGGTGTAAATGAAGTACAGAAAGATTTTGTTTTATCCACAGTTGATATTGTTGCTGACCCGTCAGCTCCTGATGCATTTGTAAATGGCATTATGGAAGGCAAAGAATTTTGGTGGGATGGTGATATTATTCGTGAAAGAGATGCTGATTTGGTGAAAAAATCAATTTTATCATCAAGCTATCGTGATTTAGAAGCTAAAAAATTGGAAATGTTTGAGAAATTTCTTGGAAAATTGTAATCTTATAAATATATAGTAACCAAAATTGTACTTAAAGGAGTATTAAAATGGCTAAAGACGAACAAGTAGAGGATGGAGAAATTGAGGAGAAAATTATGGAAGCAGCGAAAAAAGCTGATGCGAAAACTAAAAAAGAAGATGGATTCGGTTTAGATAAAAAAGATGATGAGGAAGAAGAAGAGGAAGAAGAAGTAGAAACCAAAAAGAAATCTAAGAAAGAAGCTAAAAAATCTTCTAAGGATGAAGAAGAAGAGGAAGAAGAAGTTGAAGAAGGCGAACTCCCACCAGCATTGAAAAAGGCAATTGCCAAGAAAAAGAAAAAAGATGGTGGTGATGATGAAAAGGAAGAGGAAGATGAGTCTAAAAAGTCTAAGAAGGATGAGGAAATCGAAGTAGATGTTTCTGAAGACGTTTCTGCATTGATTGATGGAGAGGATCTTTCAGAGGAGTTCAAAACAAAAGCTGCAACAATTTTTGAAGCAGCTGTCAAATCTAAAATAGCTAAGATTCGTAAACAAATTCGTGACGAAAATAAAATTGAAAATGATGAGCGTACAGAAACTTTGCAAGCAGATATGACAGAAAAGATGGATACTTATTTGAACTATGCAATAAAAGAATGGATGGAAGAAAATAAACTCGCTGTTGAACAAGGTGTTCGCAACGAAGTTACAGAGAGTTTTATTTCTGGTTTGAAGAAGTTGTTTGAAGAGCATTATATTGACGTTCCAAAAGAGAAGGAAGATGTCTTTGAAAGTCTTGTTGTCGAGAATAAAGAGTTGGAAGAAAAACTTGACGAACAATCAGCTAAACATATGGATACCGTGAAAGAACTTAATACATACAAAGCTAAAGACGCGTTCCGAGATATTACAGATGGAATGGTTGATACTGATGTTGAAAAAATGAAAGAGTTAACCGAAGATGTTTCATTTGAAACTGATGAACAATATCGAGAGAAACTCAATGTTATTAAAAATAGCTACTTTAAGTCAGATCAAAAGGTAGACAATGACAATAAAGAAACTGCAGCTACAAATAAACCAGTAACGGATGGAACAGGTGATGCTTCAATGACAAATGTTCTGGATGCAATTTCTAAGTCAATTCGTAAATAAATTTATGGAATGAGTGAAGTTTTAAATTTAATTAATTAACTAATATTAAAGGAGTAAGTAATATGTATATGTCTGAATCTGTTTCTGAGAAATGGAAAAGCGTGATGGATCATGCCGACCTTCCAGAAATTAAAGATACTTATAAAAGAGATGTAACTTTACGTCTACTTGAGAATCAAGAGAAGTTTCTTCAAGAAGCTGCACCTACAGTAAGTGCGGGCGCTATGCCTGATACAGCTGGTGTTGCTAAATGGGATCCAATTTTGATTGCTCTAGTTCGACGCGCAATGCCTCAAATGATTGCTTATGATGTTTGTGGTGTTCAGCCAATGTCTGGACCTACGGGACTCATTTTTGCTATGCGTTCTAAGTACGATGGGTTTACTGGTGCTGGTAATGCTGGTGAAGCATTTGGTGCTTTAGGTACTGCTGCTGACGAAGCTGACACAGGACATTCAGAAGCTAACGCTGCTGCAACTACTGCTCATACAACAACCACAAGTTCTGCTAATCCGTTTACGGGTACATGGAATACTGGTGATGGTATGTCAACAGCATCTGCTGAAGCAATGGGTGATGCCGCTGCTAATTCTTTCAGCGAGATGGCATTCACGATTGAGAAATCATCCGTGACAGCTGTTTCAAGAGCTCTCAAAGCTGAGTACTCAACAGAACTTGCTCAGGATCTAAAAGCCGTTCACGGTTTGGATGCTGAAACAGAACTTGCGAATATTCTTTCTACAGAGATCCTGCAGGAAA